AAGCATAGCAGTACCTCCTTTGACAATAAGATACGAGTCGTTGACACTCGCAGAATCATTATAACAAAAAAGACTGGAAATTTCCAGTCTAATTTGCCAACGTTTTATTTATCTTATTATCAAAGTTACCCTTTGAGGGTCTACCTTAAGGTGTTTCTATTATATCAGATTATTGTATTTTATGCAAATCCATTTTTACCCGGACACATTTTTGTGTCGGGCTGTATATATAAATTTTGCCGAATGTTGATAAATGTTGACAAATATATCCAGTTTATATAAAGTGGATATAATTCTTTTTGGGGATGCGGAAAGTTCCGCAGGGTTCTATATTACATAAAATTATACCAGCCGGGCTGATTTTTCAGCTGGGAGGTTATTCGGATTATTTTTGATTTTTTTCAATCATAGCAGTTTTTGCTTGGTTATCTAAGTATTTTCTGTATTCTTTAAATTCTTGATTTATATAAAATTCAATATAATCTGTTATATGATCAAAAAAATCAATAAAACTAAAACTTATTTTTTCATTTGTTATTTTATCTATCATGTAATCACAACTCCAATTGTCTCCTGATTCCTCATATACTTGATATCCTTTATAATCCATTAATTTTTTTAAATATTCCATATTCACAATTAAAAAATTGAGATCGTCATATTTTTCTTTTAAAGATAATTTAAGTAATTCCGTAAATTCTATTTTTAAAATTTTAGAAATATCTTCTAATAAATTTTCATTTATATCACTTTCCCCATTTTCATATCTTTGATAAGTTCTTAAACTTACATTTAACTTTTTGGATATTTCGCTCTGTTTTATTTTTTTCTTTTTTCTTTCATATTTGATTTTTTCACTTAATTCACTCATATTTAGCACCTTAGAAATATTTTTTATTATATTATACTATACCATACATTTTGTTATTTTCCAAAAATATGACAAAAAATGACTTGACATATGACAGAAATAATGTTACTATAAACACGACAATATACGACATATAATATGACAAAATTTCTAAAAAAGGAGAGTGATAAAATGAACCTGGACAAGTTAAGAGGAAAATTAGTGGAACATAGAATGACACAAAAAAATACCGCTGTACAATTGGGATTATCAGAGAGATCAGTTAATAGGAGAATGACAAACCGTAAACCATTTACCCAGTCGGAAATATCAAAACTTAAGAAACTTCTTAATCTGACAAATGATGAAGTGGCCGAAATATTCCTGGATTAAGTATGAGGATATATCCCAAAATTATTATAACAGGAGGTAAGTAATGGAGAAGTATATGCTGTACATGGGCCTGCTCATGACAGGAATTATGACTGATAACGGAAGTATGAATAAAACGGCAGCATTATGTATATATGGAATACTTGCAATAAGACTGGCCGTATGGTACTTCAAAAAAATTAATGAGAAGGAGTGATATTATTATGGGAGAAGAGCTTGAAAGAAGGGCAGAGGATCTTACTGAATATATCAGGAGCCTGAAGCTCACTGAAAATGAACATATGGAGTTTATGAAGAAGGTAACTGATTACAAGGAATGTCTTAAAAGACATTATAAAGAAAAATATAAAAAATAGGAGATGATACCAATGGAAAATAAAAGCACATGGGCAGAAATAGAAGAAATACAGATGAAGGCGGAAACTGTTTCAGGACTGCTGGACGGACTATATTATGCAGCCACAAGTGAAAACGGTTTTATTCATAGAGGGATGGCAGTATGCCATATACTTGAAATGAGTACAGCTATTGCTGAAGAACTGGCGGAACTTAAGGAAAAACTGATAAGGGAAGAAAGAAACGGAGGTACTGCCAATGCTAGTTAAACAGGTCAAGATGTTCCCCATGGGAAAACATAACAACTATACTGATAAAATAAACAGATTTCTGAAAAAACATGACAAGGAAAAAATACTTGATATTAAATATAATACTATAACTGGGGAATATGGAGACACTGAGCATTATTGTATAGTGGTGTATGAAGTTGAGGAGTATGAAGCTGAAGTATAGGGAGGAAAAATGAAGTTTGAGGAATGTTACAGGGGTTTTATATGGGCTGACATGGAGAAGTTTTATAATGAAGAAAAACAGAGGCCCGATAAGAGGATAAAAACCTTTATAGGAAAAGACAAAAGCGGAAAGGATAAGAAATTTCCCAAGATGGAAACCTATAGGCAGAAAAAGAAACTGAAGACATTTGAACAGGTAAGTAATATTCCCAATGGTTATAACAGCATAGTGGGAGTACTCGCTCCGGATATAGTCCTTATTGATGTGGATGATGCGGAGCAGGGGGAAAAACTCTGGGAAATACTGAAAAATATGGAAATAGACTGCCCTGTGATTGAAACTACAAAAGGCTATCATTTTCTTTTCAGAGATATATACGGGTATGGGAAATCAGAAAATAAATTCTATACACCAATAGGTATTGAGATAGATATAAAACTGGGAAATAATGGAGGACTTGAGTTTTTAACGGTCGCAGGAGAAGAACGTAAAATACTGAATGATACGGAAAATATTCCTGATCTGCCAATATTTCTATATTCAAAAGGAAAGTTTGAACAGATAAAGGAAATTGTAAAAACTGAAGGAGCGGATACAAGGAACAATTTTATGAACTCTCACAACTGGCATCTACAGTCATTGGGCTATACATTTGAAGAATCGCTTGAAATATGCACTATAATAGATACATACATATTTTATGAGCCTCTTCCGGAAGAAGAATTTAAAAGAACAGTCAGAGAACTGAAACTTAAACTTAATGACGGACTTTACAGTGATAACACACCGCTTGATAAAGTAACCTCTGGAATGTTTTTCAATGAAAAGGGAAGGTTTGACCACAGTCTAATGGCCAGATATTTAAAAAGAAATTTCAATGCAATAAAAATACTGGACAATGTGCATCTTTATATAAACGGTGTCTATACATTTGATAATATGGCAATAGAAAAGGAAATATTCAGAGTGATACCTCAGTTGATGGAAAAACAGAGACTGGAAACAATAAAAAGCTTAAATCTGATTTGTGAAAACAGAGAGATTGACAGAAACTGGGTGAACTTCAGGAATACACTGTACAACCCAATTACAAGGGAATTTAAGGAACATATCCCCGATATAGTGACAGTTAACCGGATACCCAATGATTATAATCCTGAAGCAGATGCCAGTGAAATACAGAAGTTAATGCTGAGCTTTGTATGTGAAGATGAAAAGCTGCTTAATGTACTGATGGAATACATAGGGTATATATTCTACCCTGGAACTGATTTTGAAAAATGCATGATTATTACCGGTGAGAGGGATAACGGGAAAAGCACACTGACAAACTACCTCAGGGAGGACATAGTGGGAGTGGATAATACTTCAAATGTACCCCTGGAAGATTTTAACGATAAGTTTGCAACATATGACCTGAGAGGGAAAATGCTCAATGTCAGCAGTGAACTGAACGGAGGATATATTTCAGATACTGCGAAGTTCAAGCAGATAATAAGCGGAGACACTATAAGGGTTCAATTAAAAATGAAAAATTCGGTAAACATACGTCCGACGGTAAAACATATATTCAGTACAAACGACATGGTAAACTTCAAAGATCCCACGGGGGCTATTACCAAACGTATTATGATAATGCCGTTCAGGAATAATTTCAGTGCAGGAAGCAAAAAAAGAGACCCCTTATTTAAGGAAAAGCTGAAGAAAAAGGAAAACATAGAAGGGTTTATAAAACTGGCAATGGACAGGCTGAATGTGCTCATGGACAGAGGATATTTTGAAATAACGGATGAAATGGCTGATATCCTCAACAATTTTGATAAGGATAATAACCCAATACTTGTGTTCCTCGAATACCAGGAGGAACTGCATGGCAATAAGGAATGGTATATAGAAAGAAATCCCCAGTCTGTATATTCTGCTTACAAATACTGGATGGAAGATAACGGATATAGACCCGTAAAGAGCAGACAATTTTCAATGGAATTCTGTAGAATAACAGGAGCTAAATCTGAATTGATATGGGATAGAGAATTACGTAAAATGGTAAGAAAATATATCCCATACAACCATACAACCTCATAACACAAAAATAAAATAGGTTGTATTGTAACCCAAATATTATAAATAAAGGTTTACGATGTATTACCATACAACCATACAACCTATTTTAAATCTAAATATACAATATATATATATTTATATATTTATATATTATATAAAAAGAATTACATATATGTTGTATGTTGTATAGAATATCAATTAATCCAGAAATATCAATATTTTGGGAACAATACAACCTAAAAATATGAAGTAGTAGGTTGTAGGGTATTAACCAGCCAAAACCTGCCAAATAAAATGAAAGAGAGGAAGAGATATGAGAAAACTTAAAGGAAAAATTGCAATAGAGAAAGCGAAAGTTGTCACTGGAGAGCTGTTGGACTTCTTCAGGGAAATGGAGGCGGAATATAAGAAGATGCAGGAACGTTATCCTGGACAAAAAATAATGATAGATGTGGCATTTATACCTGAAAGTGAAATAAGGGGTGTTAAGAGGCCACAGTTTGATATGTTTTTTCCGATAAACTACCCGGAAGAAACGGAAAATATCAATTAATGGGAATGATACTGCCCTGGTCTGATTATAATTTACAGGAGTTATGGGAATGGATAGGGAAATCAGAAAAATTGCTGAAGCCATAGCGGAGAAAATTAATGATATCAGCATGGATGAAACCGAAATAATTGACAACGGTAAGGAAATAAGGAAGTTAAGGAATATAATCAGTGAAAAGAAGAAGATCCTGGATAAAATAGAAAATGGAGAAATAAGGAAGCTCAACATGACCAGCATAAACTATGAAACTGAGAGAGTCCAGGGAGGGAACCGTAAATACAGGAGCAGCATAGAGAAACTGGAAGACCTGAAGGAGAAGCTCATACATGAAATAAATACTCTAGAATGCGAACTGGCCAAACTGGAATATGAGGAGTTCTGTTTTATTGAAACATTCTGGGATTACTAAAATAAAAAAAGCACCCTTCAAATTTGAAGAATGCTACAAGGGTCTACTGCCTAATTCTGTTATTAAGATTATAGCATAACGGCAGGATAAAGTAAACAGCTAAAATATGGAGAAATGAGGAGAAAATGTATGACAAAGATAACAGAGGATAATATGAAGATAATACTGAAAAATCAGAAAATGCCTACAGGTAATGAAAGGGATATTTTATTGAAAATATTTAAAGGCAGGGAACAGGTACTCTATGAAAATATAATGATAATATCGGATGTATTCAGCTATGGGAGAATACGTGGAAAGCAGACTGAAAGGGAGAAAAGGGGATAATGGCATGATATATATGATAAATGGGCCTTAAAATGCTAAGAAATACCAAGGTAATACTAATATTTATACAGCTTGGCAAAAGTTGGCAAAAACTTGAGAAAACTTAAGAAAACTTGACAAAAGGCAACATAAAAAAGAAAATAGGAGATGATAGGAAATGAATTTATTAGAGGAATTAAAAAAACTGGGAAATGATCTTGAAAATAGCAGAATAAAAATATTGAAGGAAGTTGAAAATGCTCAAAAATTATACAAGAATGAGGTACTGGTAAATTTTAAATTTGAAAAGCAGTCTGAATATTCAAATCTTGCTGATGAATATGAAAAAAGAAAAAAAGATATTATAAACACATACATTACTGACATATGGGCAGGAAAGAAAAATACGGCAACAAAGGAGGAATTATCTGTATTCAATGAAATATGCAAAACCATTGATAATATCAGAAGTTTTTCCGAATTTGAACTGAATGCGATACTTGATGAAATAAAGGACAATGTCATACTAATGGGAATGATTGAAAGAAAAATAGTTGAAATGAATATTATTCCTGAAGGTGTGAAAGTCTATGAACATTTTAAAATATTTGAACCTATACAGGAAAAAAGAAAGGGCATAAGAGGAATTGATGAAATCAAAAAATTTAAGGATGACCTTCTATTTTCCCATACGTTACAGGATACCAATTTCAATATGGCATGGGGGATTAAAATGGAGCTGCTGGAAAACAGCATGATATAAATATAAAAAGGGCAGTTCCCATAAAAGCTCTGCCCTTAAATGTGATATAATCACACAACCCAAACTGATTATATCACATCAGCTGAGTTAAAGGAAGTGGTATAGTATGAAAAACCCGAACGGATATGGAAGCGTATCAAAGCTAAGCGGAAAAAGAAGAAGGCCCTTCATAGTGAGGATTACGACAGGATTTGATATAAACGGCAGGCAGATAATGAAAGTATTGGGATATTACCATACTCAGGCCGAGGCGATAAAGGCACTCGCAAATTATAATGACAACCCTTATGATATTAATTTGAATGATATAACGCTCAAGGAAATACTGGACAGGTTCATGGAAAATAAGAAAGGTGAGGTTGAAAAGTCGAGCCTTAAATCATATAGAGTGTGGTATAACTATTTAAGACCTCTGTACAGTAAACGGATGAAGGATATAAGGACATTTGAACTTCAGAACTTCATAAACAGTCTGAGCCATCTATCCACAGGAAGCTTAAAACTTGTAAAATCTTTTATAAGAATGCTGTTTAAGGATGCAATGGAAATGGATATAATAAGCAAGGATTACAGTGAATATATAAAACTTCCAAAATATAAGAAGGTTATAGAACGTAAAATATTTACGGAGGAAGAGATTGTCTTGCTATGGGACAATATTAAAATAATGGAATATGCCGATACAATTTTAATACTCATATATACAGGCATGAGGATAAATGAACTGCTGAAACTTGAAAAGAAAAATGTGAACCTTGAAAATAACACAATTATAGGAGGAAGTAAAACTGATGCAGGAAAGAACAGGATCATACCAATACACCCCAAAATACTCCCTCTCATAATTAAAAGAATGGGGAATAAAACCGAATATCTGATACCTAACAGGACAGGAAGGAATTACTATGAATACAATAATTTCAGGCAAAATGAATTTGTGAAGATAATGGAACAGCTGGGAATGGAACACACTATACACGATACTAGGCACACCTTTGCCACAATGATAAGTGACGTATCTGATAATGAGAATGCCATAACTGGAATAATAGGGCATACTAATATAAATATGACGAAAAAATACACCCATACAAATATTGAGAAAATGAGAAAAGAAATGGAAAAAATAAATTGAAATCATTATGTAACAGGTATGTAACAAGCTGTTTCTGAAGAGCCTGAAAACAGACAGTATAAAAATGATATTGTAAAAAACATATTTTTACAATTTGGAACTATAAAAAATCATAAAAGCCTGTATTTACTTATCTTGAGGATATTGAAAATTAAAAAATATTATGAAAAAATCTCTAAAAACATGTACGTATGTAACAAATATGTAACAAAATTATACCGTATATCATGGTATGAATAGAAAGAAAAATACTATATGCGGTATGTGGGTAACAGTTACAGAGGAGAATAAAAGCTGCTCTTTTTAAATTGATTAAAACATTTTAAAACTTTTGGGGCTTAATAAAACCTAATACATTTATAAGAAATAGTGTACTCTCTTGACAACAGGATATCAAAACATATAAGATGATAAAAAACACAGCCGTATAGAAAATACCAGACTATGGTCAGGAAAAGAATTATATTGAAAATATATTAATGGCAAGTATGAGATTGAGAGGAGTTGAATAGGTATGATAATGATAGAACTGGAATCGGGGCATTGTGAATTTAAGGAAAATGTAAAAAAAGTAAAAACTATATTTATTGAGAACTACACTGACGAATATAAAGACGGAGATGCCGATAAAAAAATTATTAAAGAATTAAAGAAAATCGGAGAAAACAGGCTGGCTAAGCTGTACGAGAAATATAAAGATTATAACGCCATGATGGCTGAAATCTTAGGATGGAAACAATAAATAACATAATAATTCAAGAGCGGTTTAACGACTGCTCTTTTTTTATTTTCGCCTTTTTAGAATTTGAAGACGTAAAAAGTAAAATACGCTCTTAAATACCTCTAGAATTGATTTAAAATAGTTATCCATAAAAAAATACCAAAAAAAGAAATAAATCAAAATTTGGGGTAGTTATGAGCTTTAGAATTAAAATAAAATAGATAATTTAATATGTTTGCCCAGTCCAAAAATGGTTTCAGCTAATGGTAATAAAAAATAGACCCATTAAAAGCCTATTGATACCCCTAAGGGTATGAGGTCTGAATGATTAAAATAAATTGTAGCTGATTAAAATAAAAATCAGTACAACTATTACTTTAAGCATAGCAGTACCTCCTTTGACAATAAGATACGAGTCGTTGA